GCTGACCTCGTAGCCCTGCGCCCGGAGTGCGTTCAGCGCCTGCCGAAGCCCCGTCTCGTATGCCGAGTGAAGGGGTCCGGAGAGGTGCGTCTGTCCGCGGCGTGCCTGCTGTGGCGAGGCATCGAGGATGTGGGCCGTGAGGATGCCCGAGAGCCACTGCCGGAGAGCGGTGAGCGATCTGAGGAATGCGAGACCACCGACGCCAGCAGCGGCGACGCCCGCGACGCCAGTCGCGGTTGTCGCGGTGCCGGCCGACGTTCCGGGCTGTTGGCCCTGCCCTTCGATCTGCTGGCGAACATCACCCCGGACATCGCGCATCCGCCCGGAGAGTGTCTGGTTGAGAGACTTCCGGACAGTGGTTGTCTGGGTCGGATCTTCACGAGGGCCGGCCGCGCCGGCAGTAGCGCTCACAAGCAATACACCTCTCGCATATCAGGCCGCCGGCCGTAGCACCGCCGCATGTGGATACCGACGTGTGGTGTCGTGACGGTCTGTGGGTGGGTTCCGGCACCGCAGTTCGGACACTGGCGATATGTGACCTCGTGAATACCGTATCCATACTTATTCGCCATCATCCACCTCATCTTCTGACCCGTCGCCAGTATCCTCAGCGTTGGCAGTGATACGACTCTGGCCGGCCGTCACACCGCCGTCGGTAGCCGCCGGCGAGGTCGCGTCGGGTACGCCACCGTCGCCCGGAGTGTCGGCCGTGGGTTGCTGGCCGTCCTCGACGTCGATTCCCATGCGATCCATGATGGTGCGTGCATCGGGGGCGTCGCCGTCCTGCTGGCCCTCGGAGCCCGGCGCTTCCGAGCCACGTTCCGGGTCCATGTCGAGCTGGGCCTTGCGGAACTCCGCAAGCGTAACCGGCGGCGTGCCGGCCATCTGCCCCCAGGTCGCTATCGTCTCGGCTTCCGTCTGTCGGCGTGCGGCGAGTTCTTCATCCGTGGGTTCGGAGAGTGGCGACCACTCGACAGTGTAATCCCCATCGTCGGGTGACGCGATGACCCCCGCGTAGGCGGGTACGTCGAGTGCCGGCCGGAAAAGAGCCGTCTCGGCGTGGCGATTGCGCCGGCCGCTGATATGGCGTCGAAGGGCGGCGCTGTCTTCGGTCGTGGCGCGCTCTCCGGTCTCGTTCCCTTTGATGATGCTCTGTGGAAGGTTCTTCGCGGCGGCGAAGGCTTCCCACTGGATGGCCATGTGCGGCGACGGATCGGAGATATTGGGCGCGAGCGTCTCGATCTCGCCGTTGGTGGCGAACGCGCGCTGATAGTTGCGGATGGCGTCCTGAATCGATGTTTCGAGGACGTCCTTCTTGTCGCCGAACGACCCGGGGACTTTCTTGACTGTCGTGTTGCCCATGTCGCCGAACTCTTTGAACGTCGGCGGTGGGCTGATTGCATAGCCAGGATGACCCGCACGGAAGTAGCCCTCGCCACTCCCCGCGAGGATCTTCTGAATGTTGGCGACGACGTTGACGACGGGCTTGAACCACGGGATACCCTCGTAGGGGTCGGTGAGCGTGTTCTCGGCAACGTGGACGACCCGCGAGTGGTGGACCTCCGTACCGTCATCGCCGAGTTCGTACGTCTCCGGGCGGCCGTAGCGATCAGCGTCGAGATCGTCTTCCAACTCGAAGTCGACGTCCGGCTCGGCGAACACCTCGACATATGCGAGGTCGTCGAGACCATCGCACGCACCCTTTTCGAGCGGTTCGTCGACACTATTGTCGTCGGCGAAGCCGAACAGAATGACGGCGTACTTACCGAGCGTAGCCAACAGGTCGGCCGCGATGAGTCGGCCGAGCAGCGGCGCGCGGAGGTCGAGATCGCTGTCGGTCCCCGGCGCGAACAGTTCCTCGATGTCGCTTTCGAAGGCCGTGTCCTCGTCGGCGTCGTCGCCATCGGTGGGTTTGTCGTCGGTGACGGAGGGTGCGCCGCCCTGCCACGTGTCGTCGATGATCTGGTCGAGGACGCCCGCGACCTGCCCCTCGCGATGATAATACGACCACCACGTCTGGAAGGATAGCTCTCGTTCGTTCGGATAATTCACCGCATCGTACAGCTGGAGGGATTGGTGGTCGGCTCTTCCGTGGCCGTTGGCGTACCGGCCGATGGTCGACCGTGAGAACGGAAAGCCACCACCACGACCACCGGACGCACTGGCGTTCGCGCGGAGCGAGGGGCCGCGGTATTCCGCGTCGGAGTTGTCGGTGTCTGAATCTACCATAGGGGGACCTCCTCTGGTTCGGGGTCGATGTCACCGAACCCGACTCCTTCGAGCGGATCGCCGTTGCCGTGCCGTGCCCAGTTGGCGAAGGCTGTTCCGTCGGGCCAGTCGTCGTGCTTGCCCGATGGAGCCTCGAATTTGGCTTTGCCGGTCGGCGTGAACGTCTTCTTGAGCTTCGTCGCCTGTCGGATGAGCGGCTGGTGCTTGGGCAAGGCGAGTTCGGACTGTTCAAGGTCCTTGATGAATCGCTGATAGACGTTCTGCTTCGTCTCGTTGGTGCTGTTGACCACGCGAACCGCACTCCCAAGACCTGCTTCGGCGAAGTCCGCCGCGAACCCACCGACGCCGTTCTCCTCGATGAGGATCGTCTCGTACCCGTCGAGAGGGGTGACACCGTCGCCACAGGCCGGTGTGGGGACACCCGACCAGTATTCGAGGTTCGTCTTGTCCGTGTGGGCGTATTCGAGGAACTCGACGAACTGCGGACCGGAGATCGTCTCGAACGCCCATGCGTTCCAACAGACACCGGCCGCGTCGAGGTCGACCGCCACCATCTCGTCCTTCCCGCCGCGGGCGGGGTCGATGCCGAGAAAGCGTGGGAGCGACTGGTCGTAGTGACGCTCCGGCCTGATGTTCGGCGTGAGCGTCGCGTGCGAGATCGCACTTCCGCCGTCCTCGGCGAACTCGCCAAGAAACTCTTGGGCGAACGTCGACGACGGGAGCTTTTCTCGCTGTTCGTCGATGTAGTCTTGCTGGGCGTAGGGGCTGCGTTCGGTCGGCCAGTAGGGCGAAAACCAGTCGTCATCGTGTTCGACCTTCTGGTAGAAATATCCGGATTTCCCGGCCGGCGTCGAGAACAAGAGGTACTCGTAAACCGGATGGGTGATGAAGAACTGCTCGATCTCTTCTTCGTACACCCTGTCTTGTTCGTAGGCCGCTTCGTCAACGATGACACAGGTCGGATTCTTGCCCCGGTTGCCCGGCTGTTCGTCCTGGCCGACGTTCCCGAGCGTTCGTGAAAGGATGCGCGTCCCGCTGGCGAACGTCCACGTCTGTTCGTTGTCCTTGATGATGCCGTACTGCTCGGGCGTAAGCGGGCCGTTCTTGAAATGTTGTTTGCACTCGTTGAACATCTCGTCGGCCGTCTCTTGGCCCGGTGCGGCGAACAGGACGTCCGTCGGACCGCCGACGAGCTGCGGGGCCCACAGCGCGTGGTCGGCCCCGATGACACCGGCGGTGAGTGTCGCACCGACCTGCCGGCCTTTCTGTGGGGCCGCGCGGCCAGCGTCTTCTCGTTCGATGTGATCGAGGAGTTCGGCTTGGTAATTCGTGGCGGAAAAATCGAATAGTATTTCAACACGTTCAGAGCGAGGGAGGCCACGACACGCTCTGTAGAGTTCCTGGAGTGTCTCAGGACTGCCGTCCGATTGTGATTGGGTTTGGACACTCATGTGGATTCGGCGAGGATGATGCTGGAGAGGTCGCCGATGGCCTCGGCTTGCTGGCTATCGGGGTCGTTGAGCATATTGTTGTCCTTGAGCCACGCCCGGTGTTCCTTGCGGAGTTTGAGCTTCGTCGAGACCGTCACTGCCTCCTTGTATTTGTGGTATTCTCGCCCTTCGGCAGTGTAGCGCGTCTCGCGGTCGACCATCGCGTTGCCCGACCGGAGCGACGCCGGGCGGTCAGCAAGCCAGTTATCGCTGTGAGTGATGTGGATGTGTTCGACCGCGATCTGCCACATCACGTCGAGATCGCCCGTGGACGGCTCGCCGTTCTTTTCGCGGTACTCCTCGATGCGCTCGCGGTAGATGTCGTCGCAGACCCGGCGGTCGAGGTTGTCCATCACCTTTCGGTAGAACCGACTACGCTCGACGAACAGTGCGTGCTTGACCGCGTTGGTGTTGTCCTCGGGTGCGCCGTGCCCTTCGGCATTCGTATTGCCTTCTTGTCCGCCTGATCCATCAGCGCCCCCGTGGTGGTAGCACTTTCCGTGTGGCCCTTTCGCGTAGCCGCGACAGCGTTCGTCGGTCGAACTCGCCTGAGAGATGCACTGCCCCCATTCGCCGTAGTCCCGGTCGCCCGTGATCTTCCGCGCTTCGGGGTGGGCGTCCGGGTGGAACTCGTCGGGTGCTCCCATGAGGTAGTTTGTTTTTCGCGTCAGAGGGTCAACGCGCTCAGGACGCGCTCACAACGATTCGACTGTTCGTAGCCAGCTCCTGTGCGAATCGTTCGGAAGTGCTCGCCGCGAGAATCGAACTCGCGCATCCCGCTGGATGCCGGCCTGAAACCGGACGGGCTGTTGCTGTCGTGTTTAGTACCAACCGGGAGCGTCGGCGTGTCCCGCTGCACCGTTCCGCGGCGCACAGCGAGGACACTGCGAGACACAGCCATCGTTACCCGCCGCGACGCGGCGGAAGGTCGCCGACACGTGGCTGTCGCAGTTCTCGCAGGTGGGCATGATTCTCGGTTAGTCGCTTCGAGGCCGACGGCGTGAATCGAGTCGCCGTCGGCCTCGAAGCGAATGCGCTCTCCCGAATCCGTCTCGAAGACGAACGCGCCGATGGCCTCGCCGTCAGGCTCGATGCCGACGAGCGTCAGCTCCTGTGGCGTCAGCGAGAGCATCAGTTACCCGGCAGTGCGCCCTTGCCGTGTGTTCGGGAGCCGCCGACCGACGGCGGCAGAAACGAGTCCCATACGGCGTTGACGGTAGGGGCAACGAGTGCGACGCTCGCGGCAATGGCCTCGTAGCTATGGCCGTCGCCCGATTGTTGGGCGAACGCACCGGCCACACCCCAGATGAGGATGGTCTTCGCGTACTGGAGTTTGTTCACGCCGGTGTCGGGGTCGTAGCCTTGCCAGATCTTGAAGCCGCCGTAGGCCGCACCGAGGACGGCGGCGAGGATGGTCGGAAGGAACTGTGCGAGTCCGGTATCGGTCTGGAGTAGGGTTGTCATGATGATGTTCGTCCGTTTTTTGTTAACAGCCCAGCGATATGTCGAAGAATCCTGCGACGATACGTCGAAAACCACCCGACGTGAGTTATTAACTCCGAAGCCACCGCGTCGAGTGATGCTCTCGGGGGTGGTCGTGCAGTTGTGCGACGATCTCGGAG